TCCATCCATCTATCCCAGAAGACAGAGAAGGCTCCTGATGTGGCTGGATCTCGGCGGATGGTGTCTGATGCTCCTGGCCCTGGGATGATCGAGCCTCGGCTGATATCTGGGTTGTTGGGATGTGGCAGTTATGGCGACGAAGTTGCAGCTCTTGCGCATGACGTGATGAACATTGATCTCATGCCGTGGCAGTTGTTAGCGCTTCGAGGACAGTTGGAGCACGATCAGAACGGTGATCTAGTTCGTCGGCGTTCTCTAGTTTCGGTCGCTCGGCAAAATGGCAAGACCGTTGCGCTAAAGGCTTTTATCTTGTGGGCCTTGGTGAAGGAACCGATCCGACGTGGCAAGCCCGTCCTCGTAATCTCTACCGCTCACCAGTTGGATCTTGCTGTGGAGATCTTTGAGCAGTTGGCTCCGCTACTCGAGGCGAAGTTCGGCGCGAAGGCTTATTGGAGTTACGGTCGTAACGAGGTTGTCATGCCGGACGAGTCGCGTTGGCTCGTTCAAGCTGCAACGCCGAAAGCGTTTCACGGTTTCTCGCCGACGTACATTGTCGCCGACGAAGTGTGGAACATCTCGGCCGACGTTCTCTTTAATGGCGCTCTCCCATCTCAACGCGCCATGCAGTCTCCTTTGCTGTCGTGCTGGAGCACCGCTGGCACGGAGGACTCACACGCGATGCTCAAACTCAGAGAGGAAGCGCTCCGCGCTATTGACGAAAAGAAGTTCTCTAAATTGTTCTTTGCCGAGTGGAGCGTCCCCCCAGGCGTCGACCCGATGGTTGAAAAGGGCTACTGGGCGATGGCTAACCCAGCGATCGGCTACACCTTGGATCCCGAGATCTTGGTGGATGAGTCCGAGCAGGTGGACAAAGCAGCCTTCATGAGAGCCTCACTAAACTTGTGGATCTCAAGCGCTAACTCGTGGTTGAACCCTGGGGTCTTTGACAAGTTGACGACTTCTGTTATGCCTGAGGGGGGCGTCCTCAGCGTTGACAGTTCAATCGATGAGTCTCTCTACTGTGGGGTACGCGCACAGCTCAACGATGAAGGGCAGATCGCGGTGACTGTGGAGTTTGTGACAGACACTCTCGGCGCTTGCTGGGAGAAAGTGCATGAGTCCGCTAAGACTTGCCGACAGATCGCGCTCACGCCTTCGCTATTCCAGATGGCCCCTATGGATCTAGACAAGAAAAAAATAGACGTCGGCTACGGCGAACTTGTCACCCACACGAGCACCATCCGTCAGCTCATCAACGAGGGACGCCTAGTGCATACCGGCGAGCAAATGCTCCTCGAGCACGTCAACCGCGCCGTCGGAGTCAAGACCCAGTCTGGCTACACGATCTCATCACAGAAATCAAGTGGCCCGATCACAATGGCAAGGTGCATGATCTTCGCAGCTGCACTCGTAGCCAAGCCGACCCAAAAGGCAAGAGCAGCTATCGCCTTTGGTAGGTGATCACTTTCTATCTTTTGCCGTGGTGCTTGCTTTTGTTACACGCTGGGTAGAGACTCCAGGTAATGCCTCTCTTCGGTAAAAAGATCACCGCGCCAGCGTATAACTCCGCCCCACTAGGAGCTGCTGCAGGCGCGTCGCAGATAGGCCAGTTTTACTCGTACTCCGTAGGGGCGTTCGAGGAAGCTGCACTATCTGTACCCACGATCGCTCGGGCTGTTTCGTTGCTCTCGACGGTCGTGGGAACCCTCGACATGAAGAGCTATGTCCTTCAATGGAACGGCGAAGAATACGAGAAAATCTATGTGGAGGGCGAGTCATGGATGACACGGCCCGACCCTAAGGTCACTCGTAACTTCATCATGGCAAAAACCGCGAAAGATCTCATCCTCTACGGTCGCGCTTTCTGGGCGGTAACTTCGCGCTACAGCACAGGCTTTCCTGCTACTTTCCAATGGCTCCCAGCGAACCTCGTTCAAAGTCCTCAAAATCAGCCACCGGAATGGTTCGGGCCAGCAGAGGAACTCGAGTTCAACGGTCTCCCACTCGACCCAAGCAACGTCATCCAATTCCTTAACGGCAACCTCGGCGTCATCTACTCAGGCCGTCGCGCTATTCAGATCGCACTCAAACTAGACCAGAGCGCGGAGCGTTTCGCTTCAAATGAGATCGCTGCTGGCTATCTTCAGCAAAAAGGCGGAGAGCCAATGTCGGGCGAAGAGCTCGGCGAAATGGCTGCAGCCTGGGCTTCCAATCGTCGCTCTAACGCCATCGGCGCTCTCAACGAGTTTGTCAACTTTGTTTCCTTTGACCAAGACCCGAGCAAACTACAGCTCGTAGAAGGACGCGAGTATCAGACAAAAGAACTTTCTCGCCTTATGGACATTCCTGCCTACTTGCTCGCCATTGACCAAAGCGGTATGACCTACGCAAACGCGCAACAGGCTCGCCAGACTTGCTCCTTTTCGGTGCTCGCCCAATCCTTCACGCCATAGAGGAACGCTTGTCTATGGACGATGTTCTTCCGAGGGGGAGGCACTGCCAATTCGATCTCGATGAATACGTCGGCGAATACTCGCCAGAGATGCACGACTCAGTCATGCAAGAGCCAGAAGTCAACCCACTTTCCGACACGAATAACCTGGAGTAATCATGATCCATTTTCACGCCGATCTAGATCTCATCATCGCCGAGACAGGCGACGAGAACCGCCCAGCGCGTATCGCCGGTATCGCCGTCCCCTGGGATGTTGTTGCAACTGTCTCAGGAGGTCAGCGCGTCAAGTTTCTACGAGGCGCGTTTGACCTAACTCAAAAGCCAGCAAAACTTCTAGAGAACCACGACATGAGCCAATTACGCGGAGTCGTTAACGCTCTCGCCGACTCCGACGCTGGCCTCGAGTTCGAAGCAACGCTGGCGGATACTCGCGCATCAAAGGACGCGGTCGCTCTCTTGAAGGCTGGCGCGTATGACTCGGTAAGCGTCGGCGCTAACCCAGTTCAGTTCAAGTTCGACAAAGGCGGAGTGATGGTTGTGTCTAAGGCACAGCTTATTGAACTCTCCCTCGTTGCTGTTCCAGCATTTGCTGAAGCAGTAATCACAGAAATCGCAGCCTCGGCCGATCCTGAGGAAAGCGAAATAGAAGAAGAAACCCTAGACACCCCTGAGGAGGAAACAGTGTCAGAAGCAATCAAGGCCGAGTCAGCAGAGTCGGCAACAATCCCCACAAGCCCAATCCTTTACGCACAAGCACGACGCGAGTTCAAGTTGCCATCGGCAGCCGAATACATCTCGGCTTTCGTTCGTGGCGGTCACGACTTCGCAGTCATGAACGACAACATCCGAGCAGCAGCTCCCGACGTTGTAACCAGCGATATCCCAGGCGTCATCCCGACCCCGATCATCGCTCCTGTTTACAACAACTTCCAAGGACGTCGCCCACTTATCGACGCAACTGGCGTTCGCGCAATGCCACAAGCAGGCGCTATCTTCATCCGCCCAGTTGTAACTACACACAACACCATCGGAACTGCTACACAAAACACCACGATCACAGCTTCGGCTTTCGTTGTGGATGACGTGCAGATCACCAAAACCATCCAAGGTGGCTACGTTGAAATCAGCGAAGCTTCAATGGACTGGTCACAGCCAGAAGTGCTTTCCGCGCTCCTCGATGACATGGCTCGCGTATATGCAGATCGCACCGATCTTCTTGCTTGCTCTGAACTTGTAAGCGGAACCACAAACAGCAACAACTTCACAAACGCGTCCATCACGGATCCTGCTGAGTGGGTTCGCTGGATGTACGTAGCAGCTGCAGACATTCTCACAGGCTCGAATGGCAACTTGCCATCCGCTCTTGCTGTGTCACCAAACATCTTCCAGTACCTCGGTCAACTCGTGGACGGTCAGGATCGTCCGTTGTTCCCACAGGTCGGCCCGATGAACGCTTACGGCACAATGACACCTGGCTCCGACTCAGCAGTTGCTTTCGGTTTGCGTCTCGTAGTTGACCGCAACCTTGGCGCAGCCGACATGGTCATTATGGATCCAACTGGCATCGAGTGCTGGGAGCAGCAGAAGGGCGCTATCAGCGTTGAACAGCCTTCACAGCTCTCACGCCAAATCGCTTTCCGCGGTTACTTTGCAGCCAAGGTCATTGACGCTTCAAAGAGCATCAAAGCCGCTTTCGTCTAATCCTTAGCCCCACTCGAGAAAGTTTGCACCATGGCAGTATTCGCAGTCACTCACCACCAGCGACTAAACGACTACGCCGTGGTGCAGACCCTCGAGGACACGGACATCGGCATCGGTCAAAGCATCATTCTTGCAGGCTTAGGCCACGGCTTGAACGGCACTCACACGGTCTATGCAGTCAACCCTTACTATTTTGAAGGCGTTGATGACGAAGGCGACCTCCTTTTTGACTACGACGTTTACATCGGTAATCAGATTATTTTCTACGATGCTGGAACAGATCTAGAACGTGGTGCAGCGATCCCGACTGGGACGCTCACTTGGACTCAGACCTGCACATGGATCGTCGCAGCTGATGTTCTTTCATGGCTTGGTATCGCTGTCGCTACGGCAAACGATACCGCTTTCGTAACTGCCTGCACGGAGGCAAGTTGCGCGTTCGCGTTTAGGCGACGTAAGGAGGCAGGTTATTTTGACCAACTCAATGTCGTTCCAGGCGCGGACGTTAAATTGGCGACGACAATGCTGGCGGGTTCGTTATTTAGAGAGCGTGGGAGCGTGGACTCCTTCGCCAGTTTTGAAGCAATGAACATTCCAGGAACCGTCGGCTCGATGGGACAGATCAACCGTCTCCTCGGCGTCAATCGGAGTCAAGTCGCATGAGTGCTACGGGCATCTTCGCAAGCGCCCAGAGCACCCTTGTAGCGTCGCTCACGGGACTCGGGCTGGCAGTTGTCACCGATGCACGCAACGCTCGCCCGATGACTGTATTTGTCGAGCCCCCCACGTTCACTTGCTTTAACAGCAACATCGCCGAAATTACTTTCGGAGTGAGGATCCTCGCAGCGCCCCCAGGCAACAGCGACGCTAGCGACTACCTCATCACCACAGCCGACACGATCATGAACAGCGCGATCTCCCTCATCTCGGGCGCTCCTTCTGTCACGACAATCGGATCACAAGATATCCCCTCATACGATCTAGTCGTTCGTGTGGGAACCTCAAGAAACCCATAGGAGAAATCATGGCAACCACAACTTATTTATCACAACCAGCAGAACTGAAAATTGCAACCGTCGATCTGACTGACCAGGCCAGTTCGGTGAGTTTTACTCTCGGCAGTAACCCCCTTACGAGCACCGCCTTCGGAGATCTCGGGGAGCGTATGGTGCCTGGGTTGCAAACTGTCGAAGGGACAATCACCCTTTATGTTTCATACGGCGCATCAGAAGTCGAAGCCGTCATTGCTGGCGAAGTCGGTCAAGGCGACACCACAATCGTCGTGAAAAAAGGCTCAGGCGCTATCGCAGCTGACAATCCAGAGTGGACAATTAGCAACACCATGATCGCGAACTACCCAATCACCTACACCGTCGGCGAACTCCAAGTGATGGAAATCAGCTTCTCGGGTGGCACCTGGGTTCGCGACATCACCCCCTAATCCCATCCCTTACCGTGCAAAGGAAACCCCATGAAACTATCCATCAAGATCAACACAGGAGAAGGAGATTACGTTGTCGAAACTAATCTTTTTCATCTTGTGCAGCTCGAGCGGAAATACAAAGTCAAAGCGTCCGACCTCGCTAACGGTATCTCGATAGAGATGCTCGGCTACCTCGCCCACGAAGCAGCCAAACAGCAAGGACACAACCCCCCAATCATCCTGGACGACTTCCTCAAAAAGTTAGTCAACCTCGAAGTCTTGGAAACAGAGTCAGCAAACCCCA